CCCCGCGTGAAGGTCAGACTGCCGGCCCGATGGGCACGGTGTTCGCGAGTGCGCTTCGTCGGGGCGGCGGGTGCTAGTTCGTTCACTGGATCATCTCCATGGGTACGCGCGGTGACGACCGCGCCTGGATCTGCGGGAACACTCACGAAGCTCAGTTCGAGAAGCTCCCAATCGGTGAAGCGCTGGCCGCCTTTGGGTTTGTTGCGATCAAGCGGCTCGCCATCGAGCGGATCGAACCCGACGCTGACCGCGCGGACGACCCCTGCCTTTACAAGCCCTCGCGTCTCGTCGGCTTGCCCCGAGATGCCAAGCGGCGCGAAGCGAACGCGCGCCTTGATGTCATCCCCTGCGATTTCAATGCTCTCAACATTGCCGATCGGTTTGTCAGCGTCATGAGACCAAAGCACGATGGGATTCGCCTGATAATTCGCTAGGCGGCACCCTTGCGGCACTAGCACGTGACCGTCGCGCGCGAGGGCGGCGGTTGACATCACTACCTCGACCTCGTCGTCGCCCAGCTGATTGATGTCTGCGGCGATCAGCTTGCGGATGCGGGTCATACGTAGGTCGCCTTTCCGGCGGTCACCAAAGCAGCAGCTTCTTCGGCGCTGAGGGTGATCTGCGTTCCCGATGACAGGGTGCGCGGATATTCGAGGTTAGCCTGACTTGCGCCCGTCATGCCTGGCCGCGTTGGAATTCCGGCACCACACAGGAGCGTATAGTTGGACGTCAACTGAACCTTACGGGTCGAGCCGTGATCGATCCGCGAAAGGTCAACGTTGATCGGCGTCGCGCCGGCGGTACCGTGCTGGACATTCTTTGCATTGGCCATCTGCCGCTCCTCAGTCCTGCGCCGCGTTCTGGTCCGTGGTTCCGGTTCCACCGGTACCGGCCGAGCCAGTACCGACGGTGCCAGCCTCGGGCCGGCCGTTGCCGTCGGGCGCGGCGCCGGTCTTGTCTGAGCCTTCGGCGGCCATGTTCGTCGGCATCATCAGACGATCGCCTTCCGGGCGGGGAGCAAGGCCGCGACCCGCGCGGGCCTCATTCTGGGTGATGATGCCGCTTAACACGTCGATACGATCCGCATTCGCTTGCGTCATCCGATCGGCTCGCAGCAACTGCTGCAGGTCCAGTTCCAGCTCGAGCCCATCATCGATCAGGCCAAAGGTGAAGGCGAACCGCTGCTCAAAATCGACCGCGCGATACGTGATCGCCGAGTTTACGTAATCCTGATCCTGGGCCGACAGATTCTGACTGGCACCCCGCGCATCGGCGGATATGCCAACCTTGTGAGGCGGAACGCCGAAAAACCGGCAAATGTCCTCGGGCTGGAGTTTCCGCTGCTCGATGAACTGCAAATCGACCGATGTCAGCTGCAGCGCGACCGGTTCGATGCCATCCTCCAGAATGACCGTCTTGCCGGTGTTCTGGTATCCGCTGTGAAGGTCATCGAACTGCGATTTTAGCCGCTTAGCCGCAGGATCCGAAAGCGTACGGGCCGTCTTAAGCCATGTCGAAGGGCGAGCGCCATTGGCGATCCAGCGATTGGCCTGCTGCTCGAGCGCCATCGCAAGGCCGATGCTATCGCGCGCTAAGCCAATAGTGCTGACGCCGACGAGGCTGTTGAAGCTCAGCCCTCGAATGTGGAGCATGTCCTCGGCCGGAATTGCCACCGGGAAATCCCGCAGCATTTCGATCTGCCACAGCCCGATGCGGTTGACGTTATAGAAAATTGAGCCGTCAACCGCTTCCAATACCATGACCGCATCAGGATTGATGGGGATCAACTCGACTGGGTCGCCGCGCCGGTTACGTCGGATCGCCGCATAACCGTTGGCGCGCAACGCCGTACTAACCTGCAGCTGCCGCTTAAATTCGAACCAGGTCTGGACCCGATTAGGGCGCTTCAACAGCGCCGCCAGCGGATGGTCCCCGTGGCTGACCTTGGTGCCATCCGCGCGGCGGCTGATAATGCCCGGCGTGCAACGCGCCAGATCGGTCGACAAGCGATTCACGCAGCCATAGACGGTACTGACCGTCATCGCCGTCGCTTGGCTGATCTGGGCTCCCGAGGCCGATGCGACCGAGCCAAGCGGCGGGATCATACCATAGGACGGCACACCCGCGCTTGCGCGCTGCATTGGCGCCGCAATGCGGCCAAGCAGGCTCATTGAGCACCTGTCCTACGGGCGGCCAGCCAAGCTCCCGTCAGCAGAAAGAGGCCGCCAACGATAAACCCGGCGGGCTCATATATCTGCCGAGCGCCAAAAGTGATTGAACTGGCGCCAGCAAAAGCGGCGACATCGATCCACGCATCCGCGATGAAAAGCGCTATCGCATTGAGCAGCCGGCGAGGCCGCGGAGCATTGTCGGACATCGCGGCCTCTAAAGAACGAGCAGCCCGCGATCCTCGTAAACAGACCGACAGGCGTCTGGGTTGGTTGCCATCATGGTGACAGCGTCGAAAAGTGCCATGGCTGGGTCGATCTTCGCGTCACCCGCATTCTGCTTCGTGGCGCGAATGGCAGTAGCAGTGGCTTCGATCTTGAGGTTGGCCACGCACCAATCCATCAAAGCCTGGTCAGCGTGGAGTAGTGTGCCATTGGCAAGCTTGCGCTCAGCGGTCTTCAGGGCGTTCATCATCGCGAAGCCCTGCCGGGCACCGACGACGTAGTTCCTTCCGATTTCCCGGTTTTCTTCGGTGATTTCAACGTCCGCCAGCGCGTCCACGAGTTCGCCCAAGCCAGCAGGGTCGACTGCTACGCAGCAGAGTAGGCCAGCGTCGCGAATTTTGACGATCAGCCGAATGATCTCGGCGAGGTCTTTGACAAGGCCGGTTTCCGGATCGAGCTCAGGACTCCAGGTGTCATCCGGCATCTTCACGCCGTGAAACGTCACCTCTCCGGCCCGTTCCAAATCGAGCAATTTGCTCTCGATCGTCTTCCGGCGATCCAGCACAATCCGGTGGGCCCAGGCATGGCTCCACGACAGCCATCGCTTGATCAGCTTTTTGCCATCCACCGGATCCTGGATCTCTTCAGGAGCGGACGTCGCATCGATCTCGACTGCTATGCTTTCGCGGCCGAGCACCGTCACGCCGTAGAGGTCGTCCATGCCGCCGCCATCCAGGCCGACGATGACAACTTCGCACCGCTCCAGAATAGCATCGAGCGTAATCGTCGGATCAGCGCTCTGCTTCCAGAACTCGGCACCGGCCCAACTGTCGGCGCGCTGCGCAATACCCGGCTCAACGTTCAGATGCTTCGCCAGAAATCCGACTAGTGACCGCTGCCCTTCTCGTCGGGCATTATCATACTGGTCCAGGATGAACTGTTCATCTACCGACGCGCCGAGATTGGGGTTGGTGATGTAGAAATTCTCCGGCTTCAGATGCTCCCCTGCGCGGATCATCTCGTCGGGAAATTCATAGAGTATGCCGAGTGATCGAGGGGCAATCAGCTTGCCGTCGCGAATGCCGCGAAACTTGCGAAGCCAGTCCAGAAACACACCGGCCGGCGGCTCGTCGCTTTGCGTCGTCAGCGCGATTACGAAGCCTTCCGGCCTGCTGGCCAACCCTCCCATCGCTTCGCGCAGCATATTCTTCGCATTTGCGCGCTTGCCGAAGATCCACAGCTCGTCGATCAGGACGCCGGTGGCCTTTTTGCCGCCAACAGTATCCGTGTCGGCCGCCACGATCTTGAGCTCGGCGCCGGTTCCGAGATGTTTGATCAGCCGCTGATGCGCGACGGGTTTCAATATGCGCTTAAGCTCCGGGTGCTCCGCCACCATATCCATGGCAGGGTCCGCGCTGTTTTTCGCAATTTCGATGGTCGGCGCGAGAATGATGAATTCGGCCGAGTGTCGCTGATTGCGGATCAGCTCCGTGATCATGATGCCCGCGGCGCGGGTCGACTTCGTGTTCTTCTTCGAGATCAACTCGAAAAATTCGTTGATCTCACGACGGCCGGTATCCGGGTTATAGGCACCGAAGATCGCGCTGGGCAGGTCGAAGATCCAGTCGCGGCCGATATCGCCGAAACACGGTTTTCCCATGACGTCCACGATCGGCAGATCGCGAAACACTTCCAGCGCGTCCTCCGCCTCCGCGGGGAACAGTGGCGGGCAAGGGAGAAGCGACCGTCCAGCAATGATCCGCTCGCGCCAATCCGGACAGGCCGTCGACCAAGTGAGCGTCACGGACCGTCAACGGGCCTGCCGCCCGATGCGACGAGGCGTGGTGCCGACCGTGGCGCGAACTTGCTGGTGCCTGAAACGGCAGTCGCGGCGTCAGCTTTGGCCGCTTCCTTCTTCCCGACATAGGCAGCGCCGGAGGGTGCGCCGGCGTCGCTCGGAGCGACGGGCCGGCTCAGCGCCTCCAACTTGGTTGTGGCGCCGATCAGCCCGCCCTTGCTCTGGTTAACCAGCCGCTCAATCGTTTCGGCGCGCGTCACGGCCTTGCCGATCCGAAGCTCTATCGCGAAATCACTGCAGAAACTCTCGAACTCGCCATCGCGGGTGTAATCGAGCGCCAGAGCAATGTCCTCAGGTGACATGCCGTAGCCGAGATATAGTTTCACCTTCTCGCGCTGCGCGTCTGTAATGGGCCGGCTCGGTCCAACCGGAGCCATATTTTTTTTACCGGAAAAAAATTCCTCGTGAAAATATTTCCGGAAGGTCGGGACGGTCATCCCGAGAATGCGAGCGATGTCTGCCTGGGGTAGCTTTTTCTCTACCAATTCCGCGACTTTCGCCTTCTCTTCGGCAGTCGGCTCCTTGGTTGGGCGTCCGCGCTTAGCCATAGGATTATCGCCCTCGATTATTTTTCCATGGCCATCTGAAAGGCATCGCCCAAAATCCTAAGCTCGAAAAAAAATCTCTGCGTGCCGTCCAATGCGGTTGACGGCGCGCGATCAGGGCAAAGCCAAACCCCCTACCCCTCCAAGGAGGGCGCCATCCGCCGTCGCGCGGCCCGAGGGGCTCAGCGGCGCTCGGCGCGCGCCTTCGCGGTCTTCGTGGTGTGATGGGCGCCACATAGGCAGCGGCCGTTCTCGGGGTCGAACAGGGCGCCCCCGTCCCTCACCTCAACCTTGTGGTCCGCGAACATCCGGTGCCTTGGGGCTGCCTTCCAGCACCGCTTGCCGTCCACGATCTCTTCGCAGCGGCCACCGGCACGCGCGATGACGGTCTCGCGCCAGATACGGTATTCAGGAGTTTGATAGAGGGGCAGCGTCTCCTTGGGGAGGACCGCAACTCGCCTTCCACCGACTGCTTTCAGTCCGGTCCTGGCGATGCGCAACGGCATTGATCATCCCCCTGCACGTTGCGCATCGCCCAGCCGGTCGCACCGCTTTACGCTAAGCGGCAGGCTGATCGGCAGCGGCAGCCTGTTCAGCGGTTAGATCCAGCGGAGCTACTTCGACAGGCGGCGGCGCATAAGCATTGAGCTTGTCAGTCACGCTGTTGATCTGGGCTGCCGTGCTTTCATCTACCTGCGCAATGGTAGCAGCTGCATCGGCAGCAGCCGCGCTGTCAGCCTGCGCCTTGGTAAGCGCGCGATCGGCGGCGGCAGAGAGAGCGGTCAGCGCAAGCGCAGTGTTGGCGAGTTCAGCCATGAGAAGCATTCCTTCTAGATCAGAGGGGAGGATGATGCGGCCGGTCGCGACATAGAATGCGCTGCGCAGCCGCCGGAAATATTCGAAAAGCATCAATGGTTATCCTGATGCATCGCGACGTGCGCCGAGCGACTTCTCAGCGTTATGATTCGCGAATTTTGAGCATTTTTTCTACTCCCGGGCTGACGTATTGTCAGACCCAGGAAGGCGCTTATGGGGCTGCGTTCAATGCCAGAGGGAGGGGGATGCCACGCCTGTTGTCTCTGGCCGAATTCGCAGCTGCGCCTCGGATGGAAAATAAATAAAATAAATGCGACTCACCGTCAAGCGGCGCTCCGCACGGGTAGTAGACCGTCTGAGGCGATCTTGATGGGAACGCTGAAGCCGGGAAAGCACACCAGCGCATAGCGCCCTTTGCTCTCTTCCACCCGGCCGACGAGCCCGTCAAATCCCGCATATGGAAATCGTACCTTGGTACCAGGTATCAACCGTCGCGCCTTTTCGCGGGGCTGGCGGCGTTGCTCCGCTTGCCGCAGCGGATCGAGATGCCTATCGGCGATGCGCGGATAGGCATCAAGGTACCGGAAGACGCGAAAAAACGGGATGCCGCGGGTGACCATCTTACGCTGTTCAGCGTCCCAACTTTGATAGGTCAGTCCGGGCGACTTCGAAAGGGCGAGCAGATCGGCCAGACGATCGTCGCGCGCGAAAACAAAGCTGGGCATCATCGGCATATCGACCTTCACCCGCGTGCGTGAGGCCCGGACGCGCTTCTGTTGCTGCTCAACAGGCGTCCACACATCATATCCCGCGTCCGCAAGTCCTTTGGCGACGCTCAGCGTGCTGCCGGCCGCCATGCGCAGGATGCACCAATCGTCCATCTCCAAATCCCCCCCAAAATGTTACTACGCCCCGCCCGGAAGGTCAGGATTGCCTAGCTCGGCCTCCAATCAATGAACCTCACCCCACCGAACCGTTCCCCGATCGATTGCCGGCAGGAGCGGATCACATCGACCTCGTAATTGCGCTCGAGATGCGATGCGTGGAATTCGGATGGGCACCGGACCTCCACCGCATTGCCGGGCGTGACGATCACTGCGCACGGCCCGATCCATTGCTGATACGCTACTTTGCCGAGCCGCTTTGAGACGTTGGCCCTGATTTTTTCGCTAAGCTCGGTTTCCCCTTCCCTAGCGACGGCGGCTTGCGGGGTTCTGGGGCTCCCTGGCGGGCCGGGCGACGTGGTGCGCTTGGTGAGGCCACGTTCCTCGGCTTCGATCAGCCAATTGTACCAAGTCCGGCCCCAATCGCGTTTTGCGGCGTTCCTCCCGGACGATGCAAGCCAGTGGTTGAGGAACTTCACCGCCTGGCGCAGATATTCGCCTTCTGCCCACCGTTCCACGAAAGGGCGGATGGTTTCGGGCAGATCATCGATCGAGGGCGCTTTCCACTCCGGGTCGATGCGAACGCCGCGGGAGCGCCCCCGCTTCGCTGGCGGCTTTGCCTCTTCCATTTTTTCGTCGCCAAGCGGCAGTTCGTCCCCCTTGGGGGGCTCAGAGCCGTCAGGCTC